GACTTAACACGGACCTCCTTTGCGGCAAGCGCACTTGCAGCAACGAGGCGCGTGGGCTGATCGGCGATGGCCTTGATGCGGGCGCGCTCACTGACCACGTAATTACCCCAGCCCTGCATGGCGGAATCTACAGTGGTAACGGCGGTGGCGGTGGCCTTGTAGGCGGTTCGTTGGGGCGAGTCTTTGACACACCCAGCAAACAGCATGGCGACGGTGAAAAGGACGACGGCGAGTAGGCGTTTCATGGGAGTTTTTTGGCTTCTTGATAGGTGCCGTTTTGAAGGGCACGGATGACGAAAACGGCGGAGACGATGAGCTTGCATGTGAGCACCCAGTAGGACCATGAGCTGAGGCCCTGCGAAAATCGCTCTTCCCCAACCTCATTCAGCCACGCGAGCACGTCGGCCCCGAGCTGGCCCATGAGGTAGAGCGCGGTGACGATCCAGAAGCCGCCCCATTTGGCCGTCCCTTGTTTGATGATCTCGCTCATGGTCAGTCGCTTTCAGACTTCTTGATTCCGTTGCGGGTAAGCACTTCCCAAAGTTCCTTGCGGTCCTTCTCGCAGGCGTTCAGGCGTTTCCCGATGAACTTCCACATGGCGACAACCACTCCGACCAACGAGCCCCAAAGCGTGGTGATCACAATGAACAGCACGTTCTGCGAAGGCGGGTCGATCTGGGCGAGCATGGAGGAGATTTATGATTTACGATTTACGATTTACGATTGCTTTGGCTCGGCGCTCGAAACTCGTCACTCGAAACCACCTCAGTCGAAGTAGCCATCGTAGGCGGTGAGCAGGCCGAGGCTGCGGTCTTGGGCGGCGGGCGAGGCCCCGGCGGTGGTGAGCTGGATCTTGGCGATCTTCCGGGTGCCCCGAAAGCCGCGCGGCAGGCGGGTGCCGGTGTAGTTTCCGGGCTGCAAGGTCAGATGCCAGATGTTCTGGCCCGAGCCGGTGCCGACCTTGGTGGTGGTGACCGATTGCTCGCCATCCACGTAGGCCGAGATCAGCCCGGCGTTGGCGTTGCCGCTGAGATACACTTCCAGGAAGTCACCGGAGAACGGGATCGTGACGTAGCTGGTCGCCGTGTCGGTAACCTTCAGCAGCATCGAAGAGTAAAAGACCATAGTCTCTTCGGACCAGGTGCCCGAGAAACGCATGCCGTCCCAAGGGATGGTGTCGCGCTTTGGCGTGGTGTAAATGAAGCCGACCACTGGCAGGCTGGTGGCTCCGCCGGTGAACGAATCCACGTAGAACTGACCGGAAAACCCCATGCTGAATTTGCCGGTGTCGTAGGCGGAGTTGGTCCCGCCGTTGTAAAGCTGAGACCAGCTGAAGAGTTTCACCACCTGCATGTTTCCGCTGCCCGTAAGGGTGACGCTGCCGCCGAGGCCCTTGGTGTCCGGGTTGCCGGCGGCGGTGCCAAGGTGGCAGGTCGCCGAAAGGCCGCTGCCCAGCTCGTGGATGATGTACACGTCGTAGCAGCCCCGGTTCATGCACTTCACATACTGGCCGCTGCCCACGTTGTAGGTAGTGTGATCGCTCAGCATGAGGTTTTTAAGCGACCAGTAACCGCTGGAGGCCACCGCGTTCGTGCCGGTGCCGGTGCTGGGGAACTCGATCTCGGTGCGGAGCGGCGTTTTCTCCGGGTTGGTCAGCGCGTACTGGGTGCGCTGGGGCGTGAGGGAGCGGTCGGAATCCTGGGCGATGGTCGTGACCAGGCTCCGGATCAGGGCGGCGTATTCGGCATGCCCGGCGTTGTTCGGGTGAACCCCATCGGCATCGCGGACGCTTTGCCCGGCCGCGAGCATGAACGCGCCCCGGCCCCACATGTCCGCAATCGTCGCCCCGCCGGCTTCCGCCAGGCGCTTGATGCGGTCGGTCTGGGTGTAGATGCCATTGGTCGCGGAGGTCTGCGGGTTGGGCAGCACCAGGATCACTTCGGAGCCCAGCTCGTAAAGCTGGCGGCACATGTTCTCCAGGATCACGGCGTCGTAATCGGGCGTGCTGACATTGCTGAACTCGATGGTGACGAGGTCGGGCACGGGCTGCAGCGCCTTGCTCGGCCCCAACGTGGTGTCGTAGGTGCCCGCCAGCAGGTTCATGTACTGGTCGCGGTTGTAAGCCCAGCCGCCGGACTGAAGGTGGCCGGTATAACCCACGACCGTGCTCAGCATGGCTTCCCCGGCGATGGGTGAGGAACCGCCGACCGCCGATTCCGTCTTCGTCCAGTTGGCGATGCTGGGAAAATTGTAGGTGGCCGGGGAGGCGTCGGTGCGGAAGAGCAGGTCAACCCAGCGTTTGGAGCCCGCGCCCGAGCTGGGACTCGCCGCATTGCCGACCGTGATGGAGTCGCCGATCGCGATCCATTTGATCGGGTCGCCGTGCAGAAGCTTCGCCTTGAGTTTGGGCAGGCGCGTCTTGGGGATCGGAAAGCTCGCGGGCTGCGTGATGTTCGTGACCCCGCTGCCATCGGTCATCGCGCAACCGAGATACACGCCGCCCTGGTCAATCGCCCGGCTGAACACGCGGACGGTGTTGTCGAAGAGCGAGAGGTAGAGGTGGTTGGCCAGGTTCGGGGCGATCGTGACGGTGGTGGCGGCCACGGTCGTGGCCGCGCCACTGGCATCCTGGAAGGAGCCGGCGCCCACGTTGACGGTGAGGCTCGCGGCCGAGCCGGTGACTTTGAACAGCGGCCGGTAGGCGGGGGCGTCAAAGACGCCGGCCAGCAGCGCGAACGGGGTGAGGATGAGGAGCAGGAGGCGTTTCATGGCGGGGATCATTGGAAGGTGAGAGTGGGCGCGGTGGTGACGTTGCCGGAGCCGTCGCGGGTGACGGTGGCCTGGGTGACGGTGTTGGTGGTGCCACTCAGGATGTAGGTGAGCGTGTAGGCATCGACGCCGTAGCCGCTGGTGTTGGCGGTGCCGGTGAAAAGGCCCGTGGCCCCATCGGGCCACTTCACCGCCATGCTGGTGATGATGCCGTTGCCGTCGCGCGTGATCGTGCCGCTGGGCTGGTAGGCGGTGGCGGCGGCCCAGGCCACGATGTTATTGGTGCTGCGGAGCTGCTGGTACGTGACCGGGTTCAGGGCGGCCGAGGCATTGGCGGCCAGCACGAGGGCACCGGTCATCGTGCCCCCGGCTTTCGGCAGGGCGGCAGTGGCCGTGTTGGAGACCGTGCCGAGGGTCGCCGCGCTCGCCACGTCCGTGACATCCACAGAACCGCTCACAATTGACTTAGACGTAGAGCTTTTACCAAGCACCTTGCCTGAAGTGACGGTCGATCCAAGTTTGAGGGTTTCCAGCGCCGTAAACTTCACCTCACCCGTAGTGGGGTCCGTGAGCACAGGCACGGCGTTGGTGCCCACCGAGAAGCCAGCGATCTCCGGCGTGAGGAAGAACAGCTTCTGCGGCGCGAGAATCCACAGGTTGCTCTGGCCACGAATCGTCGTGTCGGAGATGGCGTCAAGGTAGGTGTTTCCCACCTGTCCTAGCTCGAAGCTGGCCAAGTCGTTGAAATACACGCTGTTCGTGTAGCTTGCGTAGCCAGAGCCGCCACCCGGATAGCCGTCGAAGGTCAGGTCGGAATTGGTAACAGCGAAGGTGCCACTAATGCTGTCACCAGTCTTGGAAAGCTTCCCAACTGCGGCCGAGGTTACAGCGTTAGAGTTGGCCGTGAAAAAGTTTGTCGGCCCAGCCAGCGCGCCGTTGGTTTGCACCATGAGCGTTACAGCCGCCGAGGCGCGCAGGAACGTGAGCAGTAACGCGATTAAGATTAGGTTTTTCATGGTCAGTTCACAGACAGGGCCGGGACTCCATCGACAGAGGTTGAAGTGACGGTCGCCACGCCACCGCCAGCGAGGGCAACGCGCACCTGCGAGACGGTCGAAATGCCCTCGAGTTGGGCGAAAGAAATGTCGGCGATGTCCACCGGTCCCGATGCAGGCACAGCGATGGTGATGAACTCGGGAGCGTCGCCGACAAAAACGGAGTAATCGCCCGGAAGAAGGTCGATTGAAATGGCGCCCGTGGTCGCATCCGGCAGCGTGGTCACTTGGCCGGACAGGATCTTGCCAGACGAAACGTCGGGCTGGGTAAGGCGCCGGAACTTCACGCGGTCAGTGGCCGCCGTGCCGTCAGGTTTGAGGAAGTATCCGGTTACGGTGGTCATGCGGGGAGGGCGTTAAGGTTCCACCGCTGGGTGCGGTAGTTGATGACGGCTTTTTGAGTGATGGTGATGGCGCTCTTTGCCTTCTGGACCGTCACGAAGTCGGCCCCAGCGGTCACGGTGTCGTCGCACAGGCCGCCGAAGGTTTTGTCCGTGCCGATGGCCGCCAGAAGGTCCGCGTGGGCAGACCGGCAAAGCTCGTCGGCCGTGGCTTGAACCGGGTCGGCGCAAAAGACGGAAATCTCCAGCTCGATGGTGCCGAAGTTCTCGCCAGCCATGCCCGCAAGCTCCTGACCGCCACGGTCGCGGATGACGCAGGCCAAGGCTTCACCGGGGAAAAGCGCCTCTGTTTCGGTGTCGGAGTTGGTCATCACGACCTTGCCAAGCAACGAGCCGTAGCCGTTCGCAATCGTGATGCTTTGAACACGAGCGAGAAAAGCGGCTAGGATCTGTGTGCGGATGGTGGCCATTACTCGACTGAAAGGGTTTTGGTTCCGCCCACGGACACCGCGCCGACGTTCGTTTGCGTCGTGCCGTCTTGGGCGGTCATGCGGAACTTGCCGCGCGTGGGTGTGGGCTGAACGGTTTCGGCCAGGGTCAAACGGCTGGTTCCAAGGCTGTCGGGTTCACACTTGTTGATGTTGTAATAGGTGCTCCCGATGATGAGCAGCGAACCGCGTTGGTTCTTGGGAACGTCTGAGCTGCGAATCGTGGCGACAGGCGCGGTCATCACGTAGCCCTCGCCACCCCATACTCCGACAGGCGCTTCAAACAGCACCTTAACGGCCCGTTTCAATTCGCTATTTCCTTGCGGCGTCACAATCAGCGCATCGTCTCCGCCCGTCTCCAGAAGGACGGAAAATCCGTCGTTCAGTTCGTCGATGGCCTGAGACATTTTGAAGGGGGCGCGCGGCGTATTGCAGCCGCGCGCCCGGTGTGGGTTGGCGGGGGATTAGCCGAGCAGCAGAGCAGTGTGCTCGGGCTTGACGTTGAGAACACCCCAGCACGCGCGGACGTGGTAGGTGCTCATGTCCTGACCGGGCCACTTCACGAACTCCAGCGAGATACCGGAGAGGCCGTCAGTGATGGTTTCGCGGAAGCGCGCGATGTCGTCGTTGTCCGTGACGGGCAACCGGGTGGCGAGCAACAGCGCGTTGCGCGAGAAGCCCACGTTGCGGGTAGCGGCGGCAACCACCGTGATGGCGCGGGTGGCGGCGGACTGAGCCTTGCGCAGGCCGGGAGCGGCGAGCGTGATGGTGTCGCCAGAGGCCGGATTGGAGCCGGCGAAGGAGACAGCCGATACGACGTACTGATTCGCGTCGTTGGCAAACGTGATAATATCGCCAGCCGAAACGACGCCAGTGCCGGCCGTAGCCAACGGGATGACGGTCTGGCCGACGGTGAATGCGGCATTCGAGCTGGTGGCGGAAGCCATCGCGCCGGCCGTGCTGGTGGGCACCTGAGCGGATTCACGGATGGAGAACCCGGCCAGATTGATGAGCGTGCCGTCAGTCAGCACGGAGCTGGTACCGGCTTCGTTCGCCTTGGTGAGCTGGGTCAGCGTGCGCAGCTTCGCGCCGGCCGCCGTGTCAATGATGAGGTGGCGGTCGCTCGCGGGGGCGCCGTTGTCATCGAGGATCTTCCGCAGGTTCGCGGTGTCGGCCACGGTGGAGGCAAACGGCGTGGTGCCGGCCGTACCAGTCGCGCGGGAACCGCCGAGGTTGGCGGCGTTGGCGATGTCCAACTCCATTTCGTTCACCAGACCGCGCACGGCCTGCGCAATCTGATACTGGTTGATGGTCATCGCACCCGGACCCTGGTCCACGGAGTACCGCTCCTCGTTCGTCCAAGAGAACGGATAGAACCGCTGCTTGGTGATCGTGAGCGTCTTGTAACCGATGGTCTGGTCCGCGCGGGACGGGAACGCCATCGCCGGGGTGATGTCGCCACCGGCCGTGTTGGACGGGGCAACCGGAATGCGCAGGTTCTGGTTGATGGCCACGCGGTCCGCCGTGGAGTCACGGGTGACAGCGGGAATGAACCCGACCAGTTCACGGGAAACCACGTCGAGCGCGGCGTAAATGTCGGGGATAAGATTCGTCAGGGTATTAGCCATGGTATGAGAAAATCAGGGGTTTGGTTGTGGGTGGTTCAGTCCTTGAGCTTTCCGCCCGCCTTGAAGAAGGCTTTCTGTTCGTGCGGCTTCATGGCGCGATAAGCGTCCATGGTGATGACCTTCGGGGCGTCGCCGGCCTGACCGTTGGCGATGGGTTCTGCGCCGACGACGCGGGGCGTGTACGCCTCGATTTCCGCAAGGTAGGTCGCGTCCTTCAGCGCACGGGCGAGCGCGGTATCAACCGAGGCGGCGGGGATCTTCAGATCCTTGGCGCACTGGTTCACGCGGGCCGTGATGCTGTTGACGCGGGTGACTTCCGCCGAAATGTCGGCGAGGGTCAGAGCCTTGGGCGCGTCAGCAGCGGGAGCCGCAGCGACGGGTGCCGGCGCAGGCTTCTTGTAGCCGGTGACGAGCGCCTTCAGCGCGTCCTCATTGGCGTTGGGGTCGTGGGGGATGCCGAGCTGTTCGAGCAGGGCAATGTATTCTTGCTTGTTCATGCTTCCTTTGATTGCCCCGCTCGCCTTGGGCGCTTGGGGTTTGGTTGTGGCCATAGCCACCGGCACACGCCGACGGCTGAGATTGGTTTGGGAGTCGTCGGGGTCTCCGTCCGGTTCCTTGTCCGGGTCGTCGATGAGCTTGTCGCAGAGGCCGAAGGCGACGGCTTCGGTGCCGGTCATCCACGTTTCCGCCTCCATTGCGGCGGCGCATTCGTCCACCGGTTTACCGCTGTAATCGGAGTAAACCTCCGCGATCTGATTGCTCAGTTTCGCCAGCAGGGCGGCGGTTTCCTGCATGTCCGCCGCGTTGCCCATGCACACCCCCCACGCGGGGTGGATCATCATGTCCGCCGTCTTGGCGATCTGGCACTCGTTGCCGGCCAGCGCGATCACGGACGCAATCGAAGCGGCCAGACCGTCAACCCGGCAGGTGATCTTGTTGGTCTCCCGCTTGGCGCGGGTGAGGTTGTAGATGGCGAACCCGTCGAAGACGTTTCCACCGGGGGAGTTGATGCAGATGGTGATGTCACGCCCGGACGGAATGGCATCAAGCCCAGCCTTGAAGTCGGCAGCAGCGACCGAATTCGGGTCGTAATATGTGTCCCCAATTTCACCATAAATCACGATTTCAGCCGAGGGGGCCGAAGCCAGGTTTTTGAACTTGATGCGGCCGGGTCCGTAGCGTTTGGCAGCCTTCGCGCAGACCTTGAATTTCAGGGTTTTGGGGGTCATTCGGCGATGGCTAGGGGTTGTTTTGCCGCATCGATCTCGGCAGTGGTGGCGAGGGTTTCGAGCGCGCTCTCGATGAGTGAGCCAGCGGGCAGCTCGAACTCGGTTTCGATGTCCTTGGCGGCTTTCAGTTCCGATGCCCGCTGGCGTAAAACTTCCACCCAATCCTCACCCATCTCGCCGCAGATGCCTTCGAGCGTGCGCCAGCCGGCCGCGTATTCGGCGATCAGGGCGGACGAGTTGCGGCCAACGTCCACGTTGGGGGAACGCGGGGGGCGGACAGTGACCTTGCGGTAATCTGACGGGACATTGATCCCAAGCCCGTTTTCATTGGCGAAGATGGCTTCACCGAGCGCCCACTGATAAATGAGCATGACCGCATTTGCGATTACCTCAGAGCGGGAGCGGAAGAACTGATTGCAGGTATCAAGGTCAGCCCGAACCACCGTGCCCTGCATTGAGGACGGGAAGACGAGAAGCTTTGAGATCCCAACGCCCGCGCAAATCTGCGAGAGCATGTAGTCGTGCTGATATTGGGAGCCGGCCGAGATGCCCGAACTGACGTGATCAGCCATCTCCTCATTGGGCAGAAGCCCGATGATTGTCGCGCCCGTGGCCTTTTCCAGATAGCGGGTGCGAGCCTCGACGGTGGCCGCCCCGGTGTTGGTAGTGCCAGCGGCAGAGAACTTCGCCTGCATCACCTGACCGGGTGGCACGTCTCCGGTGTTGGTCTTGAAAACGCGGGAAGTGTTCGCGTTGTCCTTGGCCTTCAGCATCTCGTAACCCTGGAGCTGCCGAAGATCGATCATGTCGTTCATGACCGGATACGGGATGGGGATTCCCCGGTATTGGTTGGCGCGGGTAGGCTCGAAAACGTGGACGATGTTAGCCGCGTCCACACGAACCACATCCTTGTCATCCAGCCCTGAGCTAATCCAGTACGCCACCGGACGCCCGATGTCGTTCACCTCCACGCCGTCGAAGATCCGCAGCGGAAGCGGGGGCGAAAGCGGCGAGCGGACCCGCTGGCATTCAATCAACTGAATGCGGGGGCGGCGAACGCCGTCACGGTCGCGCCCGTACGTCTTGAGAATGAAAATCTCGCCATCCTTGAACCATGTCCGCGCGATCAGGCTTTGAATCGTGCCGAAGTGCTGAAGACTGGTGAGGTCACACACCCGTTCCCAACCGGTCCACCACTCACGGGCCTTGCGGTTCCACTCGGTATCCGAAGTGTTGGGGATGAACTGAAGCCCCTTCGGCCCAACGGTGTACTGCTCGAAAAGGTCGAGCAGCTTGTTGTAAATCCCGTTGTTCTCTTCCAGCTCGCGGGACCACAAGACCAACTGCGAGCGGGTCGCGTTGTTGAGATCCCAACGGATGTCACGGGGGCGGCCAAAAAGCTGTTCCCGGTCGGGGGAATACATGTCCGCGCCCCGATAGCGGTTTTGGAATTCGGGAACAGGTGAAGCGGCCGGCTTGGAGCGGAAAAGCTGACCGATGGCGCGCAGGGGATTCATCGGCCCACCCCCACGCCGTTGGCGCTGTTGTTCCAATAGTCACCCGAAAACTCAGCGCGGACCACGCGGCGCGGTTCCGACCGACTCAGCATCTCGTTATAAATCTGCTGGTCAGCAGGCGAAGTGATGCCAGCGGACACCAAGGCGGCTTTGCTTTGGTCGTACAGGTCGAGAACCTGCGAGATCAGCTCTCCAATTTCGTAGGAGGTAACACCACGCCCGGGAGGCGGGATGATGAAGTCAACCTTGCGGTTGGCCGCCATCGTCGAAGAGACGAATTTGCCCGAAGAAGTCTGGGTAAAAGTCGTGGAAGCCTGGGCCAGCAGGAATTCCGACAGCGGCAAGTCAGCGGCCACCGCGCCCAACAGGGCGAGACGAATGAAGAGCCGCTTGTAATCCGTGGATGCCGCCACGGAAGAACCGTGGGCGCATCAGCTCCGCTTACGTTAGTGCAGCGAAGTGCAGGAAGGTGCAGCGAAGTGCAGCGGTGTGAAATTTCAGTCTGCGCAAGGGGTTGGATTGGTATCCAGCCACGCGACGGCGCTTTCTAGTGTTGCGCGACCGGCCACCATCTTGAACCCGCGCTGTTTCATCTTTCGCACGTAGCGGATGGACCGGCCGAGCTCGCCGGCAAGCTCCTTGGCGGAGAGAAGTTTTGTGGGGGTCGTGGTCATGCCAAGCTCATCATTGCCGCAATCACTTCGTTTGCTGCCGGCCTGTTCTGGTGATGGCATTCGGCGCATTCAAAACCGGAAACCGGATCACCGTTTTGATGTGATTCAGGCACGAAAAACCACTTCAGCTTGAAGCATCCATTGCATTGCGAGACGCCTACTTTTGTTGGTTTCGGAATGCAAATGGAGGTTTTGTTTCTTGGCTCATGGTTTTGCGAATGAAGGGATAAAACCGATGCGGTCCATTAACAGTTTTCCCGCCTGCTGCATGGTGGCGCGGAACACCCAAGGCGGAAGCTTCTTGCAGTAGCCGGCCAGCTCCTCACGGGTGAGCAAAAGGCCAACCGGGTTAGCAATGTCCTCCGCCCACAGCTTCACTTGTAAATTTAGGCTCTGCTTGCTGCGCTCCACCTTTTGGAGCATTTCAATTTCCCTACACGGCTCGGTTTTTCCGTGGGTATCGCGCAAAAACCAACATTCCAAGGCGGTCTTTCCGTTCGGGTTGGCGCGGGGGTCTGAAACGCCGACCAGGTTCCCGATCATGTCTAGGTTTGAGTTTTTGTAGAACTCAAACTCTGCGATTGCTGATTGTGGTATTTTCACGACGGTTTCTCCTCAATCGGTTTCGGCCCGGCTCCCATCTTCCCAGACATTTTGAACAGCATCGCGCAGTAGCATTCGCAGACTCGAAGGTCGAAGCGCCGCTCGCCCTTCGATACTTCCCAATACTCAAACGGCTCGTTGGTGCGGGAGTGCCGGCCAACCTTCTTCTCCATTGCGTTCATGTGCGCCGTGTAGTCCTCCGAAACGTCGTCCGGCGTCGCGAAGCTGGTTGTGTCCATCAGGTACGCCAGAAGGTTCCTGATGTTGTGCTTGGAGTATTCCCAGAAGTACGGCTCGCGGTGGTCGGGCCGTCCGTCCACGTAATCGTACATCGGCGCAGCCCCGGCAATCATTGTGAAAACCGGCTTGGGCTCGCTCCAGACTTGCGTGACGCCGTCGCTGTGCTTGTACGTCGGCGTCTGGCCACCTTTGATGGCGTTGATGCCGTACTTGAGGCAGAAGGCGTAAACGTGGTCTGTGTCGGCGCCTGAGTCGGCTACGCCGTGGTCACGCCGGCAGCCGTGGGAGTCGAGAACGCCGATGACTTCGGAACTGGTGTGCAGCTTGCCCTCAAAGATGAGCTGGCTGTCTCCGTTTGCCATGTAGTCCCGAATGACCAGCCACCAATGCGGCTCCTCGCCCTTCGCGGCAATGCCTAGCTGGCGATCCAAGGCGAAGTAACGCGCCATCCGCCCCGCAAGCCCTTCCCGGTTCTTCTTGAGATCCTTGGTGAGAACGACCGCCTTTTTCCACGGCTTGAATTCGGGGTCGTAGAACTGGCATTCGCGCTCGTTGAGGTACTGAATCCAGAGCGTTGGGTCGTCGGAGTTCCGGGCGCGGATGGCCCGGTGCTTCTCCTCGATCAACTCCCGCCACCTGAGCGCGTCGTAACAAACGGCATCGAGGTTGAACGAGCGGTTGGCAATGTGCGCTGACGGGTTGTTTGGAGCGGACCACTTACCGCCAGCGGACATCTTCTGACGCACCTCTAGAACGTCCTGAACCTCATGCCCGCACGGCATCTGGTAACGGATCGTTGGAGCCAACTTGTTATAGTCGTAGGTGCCGTCAGTGTTCTTGCAGCCTTCGGAGTCGTACCTGAGCCCGCCAAGGTGCGGCTCCTTGTCGTCCCACCGGGTCCGCATTTGGTGGTGTTCACCGCAGCCGGGGCACAGGACAAGCCACTGCTCTTGCGTCCCTTCCAAGTAGACTTGGTGAAGTTGATCCCCTGATTTAGAAGCGTTGCTAATGTTCAGGGTAAAAGAATTGTCGAAGGCGGTCGTGCGCCGGCCGGCGAGCTGTAGGCGCCCAGCGGGCCAGCCGTGAATTTCTTCGTTGAACTGGTAGCGGATTGAGTCGGAAGCCAGGTTTCCCTCGGACGCCACGCCCTGAATCGTGAAGTTGCAATGGGGGAAAACCACCAAGCCCTTTTGGATCTTGTGCCGGTCTTTCGGGAACCGGTTGAACACCGGCTTGGTGGCTCGGAAAATCTTCTCGATCCGCTTCGACCACCGGTCTTCCGCCTTCTCGTCCGTCTCCCAGTTGAATTGGAAGTCTCCGCCCGTGGAGTTGGCCAACAGGTAGCAAAGCGCCGCTTCCCCGAGCACGGAGCCACCGATTTGAACCGGCTTAACGAAGGTGATCTTGCGCGTCACCCCGTCGTTGATGAGCGACAGCGGGAGGCGGAGCCACGGAGCCTTTGAAACGCTGAATTGGCTGCCCTTCGCGGAGCCGGGCAAGATGACGTATTTTTCACACCATGCCACCGGGTCGCGGATTGGCTGGGCTGGAATTGCAGGAATCCAGAGTTCGGCGGCGAAAGACATTCAGCAGCGTGCAAGGAGGTAGGACACGGCATGTCCTACCGATGAGCGCGGCGGATTGCAATGAGAAACGCTTATTCTGTGTGTAAGCGAGGCGAATCGTTACGGACGGAAAGCAAGTTGCCCGCTAACCGCGTTTGGAGATTCGCGATTGCGGGCAACGACGCGGCGGCGCCGGGTGGGGCAAAGTTGCCGGTTTAGGTTTGCCCCGCCTCCGTTTCGGTTTCCTCGTCCTTCACCACGGTCAACGCCTCCAGCCGTTCCTTTAACTCACGGAAAAGCCGCTCCTCGAATTCCTCGGCGATCTTCTCAATCTCAAGGCTGGTCCGTCCGCGTGCCCGTTGCGGGAACTCCACAACGTAGAGCTGGTGATGAAGCTCGCGGAACAGCTCAAAGCCGACCTTCATCCCGCTTTTCACTTGGTCACTGTCAAGCACTTGCCCCTTCGCCTTGGCCAAGTTGTGCTCGGCAATCATCGCCTTGGCTTTGACGAGGCGCTTGGGGTAGTCCGCGCTCGCCTCCTCATCCTGGGTCGGGTCAACGCCACCAAGGAAGATCCAGCGCAGGAGAGGCCGCAGGTTGATTGAGTTGTTGGCGTTGAAAATGGCCGCGCTAGCCGCCGACTTGCTGGCCGACTTCATCAGTGCCCGAGATATTCCGATGTCGGACGTGACGGCGGCCCGGCTCACGTAGATGTGCAACGGGTCTTCTTTGATTCGGTTTGGTTTTGGCATAGGTCACTTCGTCTCGACCGGAAACAGCTCGGTCAGGAGAGCGTCGGCGTAGTGGACCGAGTACATCACGGCCAACTTCGGGTCACCATCCGGGCTCAGGCCGTTGTGAGCGAGCAAGCCTTGAAGGCAAACACCCGCGAAGTGGGCGCGTAGGCGCTCGCGCTCTTCGCGCTGGTACTGCTCCATGATTTTGGGGTCCGGCTTCCAGCCGGGTACTTCAATCACTTGGATATCCGGCTTGGTGTTTGGCTTCGTGAGCATATCCCACAGGCTGCGCTTCTTTTGAGGTTCGTTGTTCATTGGGTTCATTGGTTTTGGATGGCTAGCAGGAAGGTGGTCAAAACAGTGGTCGGGCATTCGATCAGGTGGGGCACAACCGTTTCGCGCCAAAAAGAATCGGCGTGCAGCCAGCCATAGCCCCTTATGTCAGATACAATCACCGCGCCACAACCCCGGCACTTCACAGTCACATGGACAGGCCCGGTCGGATGCTTCTCCCGCCAAGTCGAATCGTCGGACTCATCAGCAAATGTTGATCGGCAAACTTTCATCTTCGTTATCGTTAAATTTAAGGTGTGTTTGGGTTTTTGGAGGTTCTCACGGGAGGGAAGTTCGAATCGTCACCAGATCGGAA